GTTTCCCCTACGATAGTAAGGGTAGAGCCGTCAGGGATGTCAAGCGTAGTTTCACCTACGTCAAGTGGCCCTGGGGCTATTGCATTCTTTCCTGCTGGAATAGTGTAGTCGTACTTTAGTTTCTTGTCACCAACCAGGAAGGCCTTGTCCTGCATCTGTGGATGGGGAGGCTGTGTACCATCCTCCACCTCTGGATCAAAGCCACCAGTCAGTGAACCTGCTGGCCAATAGTCAGCAGTGGACTCATAGTCCAGGTCTGCTGGTGAGATTGGGAACAGGTCATACAGCGCCTTACGTGTCTCACGTATTCTTTGGGCACCTTGGCCCTGCTCTTCTGTATCTTCTGGCTTTGTTATGTCTATTACTGGTTTCATACTGTAGACCCAAGAGTTATTACTATGTACAGGCTATCACCCTGTACTACGGGATGTGAATTATCAAACAAGGTCACCCCATAAAGAAGACCACTATGTCCTCCCATGAGGGGATCGTCTACCATGAAACTGCCACTGATATCACCAGCCTTATGAACCACAAAACCAGCCTTGGCTGATACGTATGTCTCTGCTGATGTCTGTGGATCGGTTGCCTCAAAGTACAGATTAGGCCTGGCTGCATGGGTGGTCTTAACAAATTCACTCCACTTATGGCTAATCATAGTATCATCAGATGAGATGTCACCAGACTGTACAAGCCCGGCCTTCCAATCTCTTTGTATATCAGAACCAAAGGCATTGCCCAGGAGCCAGATAGCCCCTTCCTTTGTAACCAGGTTGGGTACAACCTCACCCCATTTCAAGAACCCACGTTTTGAATAGCAGGTAATTGAATGGGTATTGTGAGGCTTTATTGCCAGTAGTCTTTTTTCTGCCATTCCGTAGTTCCTTTAGTTTTTTCTGACCAATCTGTATCTTCTTTATCAGTTCCTTTCCACATGCCACCGCTTGTGGGAATCTCTGTCCAACCTGTTTCTTCCTCACCAGTGGCATCCCATACACCACGTTCAGGCGTACCCTGTGGGGACCAGAGGTAGTTGGAGTCCATGATGTCCAACGTCCAACCGTTATCAAATGTAGATGCTATATCATATTCAGTGCCTTGGTTAATCCAATCAATATGTACAGGCTCCCAGGAATTATCATGGAGATTCCAAGCAGGATTATACTTTGGATCAGGGCTAGAAACATCAGTTGCCTGGTTAGCGTAGACATCAGGCCAATCTGACCAGTCAGGCATCATGACTGAACAGTTAGTGCTGACCCAGAATGCCTATCCTTGTCGTCTGCAAACTGTATGTTTTCAATAGCATTCTCATATCCCTTTGCCCATATTGCCAGCCTGGCATCATTCTGTACAAAGGGTTCTAATTCAAGTAGTGCACCATATAGGTACACATCTGGTGCGTTCTTCAGCATCCAGTTCTCAGGTTCTGCTGTGGATAAGGATGGGAACTTACGCCAGAATAACATCTCCATTTCGTAGACTCCAGACGGTACCGGACCAATTCTAATCTCATTAGCTATGACTGTATAAAACTTAGGCAGTCCAGAGCCTAGGTTCCATGCCTCAAATATCTCTGGGCTGACATAGCGTAGGGATACAGTGGGTTCCTGGTTTAATCTAAACTCCCTCATCTGAAGGTAGTTCAAAGGCAGGGCATAGTTTGACTGCCCACCCACAGTGCTGGCAAACTGACTCTGTTCCATTGATCGTAGCCGTAAGGACCGATTGAATCGTGCCTCAGTCAGGGTAATAAAGTCTGGGATGAAATCCACAAGATCATCACGATCCGCCCAATTGGCTATGCTGGTCTGTAGTCCTAAGTAGGTATCAAGTGCCATAGTTATATCCTGCTATTGTGTGTTCGTAGAAATTTGTTATCTGGATCATTCAGGTACTTTGCTAGTAGCACCGTATCCTTCTGTATTGCACCATTAGTTTCCTTCATCCAGTTCTGCCAGACAACCAGGGGGATCGATGCAACCTTCCTCAGGTCTGATTTAGAATTGATACCGCTGTGATGCTCTTCCTTATTTGCTTTGAGTATAGGGTCTACATCCTGGTACTTTGTTATATGAAACGTACCATCCGACTCTTCCTCAAACGTAGTGTTCTTATCAAAGATTGTTTTAAACGTGGCCAATTCCACCCACCTCTGCCACCCTCTGTGGCTTTTTGTAGGCTTTAGCCAAGACCTTCATAACATCCAACTTCTTGCCCTTCTTTTTGCTCTTAGGCATGACTGGTCTACCATCTTTAAAATCTGTTTTCTTCATGTTATCTCCGTACTAAAGGGGAGCCCCGAAGGGCTCCCTATTAGGTTAATGGTTAAGCGTCAGCAACCCAACCGGTTACTTTGGCATTGGCATTTTCGTTCTTGGAACGTAAGCCGTATTCCACAAGCAACTGTTGTGTCTTGCTGTCACCAGTACGTGCTAAATCATGAGTCATGAATGATCTGAGGTATGCTATATCCCAGAATTCAAAATCAAAGAAATAGCCTGTCTTCTCTGGCATCAAACGATTTGGTACGACCTTCAGGTTCCCGAAATCGGAAACATAAATGTCAACAGCAGCCACAAGATGGGCAGCCGATGTAGCATTTGCAGTAGTCTGCAACGGGCTAACCGTCTGGGCCATCAATGAGATTGCCTGTTTCAATGCACCATCTACCATGATGGTATCAGGTTTGGCACCGGCAGTATAACAATTAGACATTGTTACACGGATATCACCTTCAATATCTCCAGCCGAAGAAGCATTGTCTTTCTTGATAGTATCAATCCAAGCACCAACAGCCTTGGTTGTACGGGCAGTGGTTGCCGATACACCGTCAGACCCGGCCTGAGTAGACAGTAGGATTTTCTCCATGTCCAACTTCAGTTCCTTAGCCTTCTTAGCCATCTGGTAAGCATGGGACGATTTCTGTCCTGCAAAATCGACAGCATCTGCCGTTCCTGAAGTTTGGATCGTCTTGCCACTTATTTGAGTATAATTCGTCAAACGGACTGTTTCCGCTTGGACCATTGAATCGGCATCTGCCCCTTCAACAAGGGCATTACCTGCATCGGCATCAGCCAATGCATCGGTCTGCCACTCAAACAAAGTGTTATCACAAGAGGACTTGCCGATACCACTCATAAATGGTGTCTCCTCCGGTGAAATGTTGTATATGATATTTGATAAATCCTCACGAATGCCTATTGCATCGTAAGTGTCTCTGGTACTAGCCATAATATTCTCCTATAGTATGTCCTCCAGTAAAGCCCCGGCATCTTTGACGGAACCTGACTGTTGTAGTTGTTTCATTGATTTGGCTTTACGCCGTTTTGCAGCATCAATCTTGGTGCGCTTGGTACCCGGCTTTACCAACTTTGGCTTGTTCTTTAACTTCTTGGATTTAACGTCTGCATTCTGGAGAGCGTCATACTTCATCGCCTTCATGAGTACATGAATTGATCTGGAGTCTGCTATGCCATCTAACTCCGCTTTCGTATACCCCTGTGACGAACCGTATTCTTTTATCTCTCCGGCTAACTTTGGCTGTTTAGTAGGATCGGCCCAGTCCGGTATGAGTTCTGCAAGTCTTTTAGTCTCCATACTCATAGACGATCGTTTAGCCTGAGCCATCTCAGATTGCTGTTGTTGCGTAATCCTTTGATGGTTCTGGTTAACTAACTGTAGCCTTTCCTTCTCTTCACGGAGTTCATCCCGTTGAGTGACGTAGGCTATAGGGTCTTCCTGTTTCAACCTGGCCCAGTCTACCGTAGCAAACCTGTTAATCCCCTCAGAGAGTTGATGTCCAAGTTGTGATAGTGCCTGTTGATACTGCTTTCTTTCTTGAGTTAGCAATTGGTACTGCTCATTGAACTGGGTTTGGTATTGCTCCAATCCCTTACGTTCATCTGCTATCTCTTGAGTCTTTTTGGTGTAATCCGATTGTCTGGAATATCCGGCTTGTAATTCTTCCAATGTAACTTCAACGTTCTCTCCGTCAACCTTGACAGAGTACACATCAGCCACATCCTCACCTTCTTCCTCACCATCGGTTTCTGATTCGTCTTCATCCTCATCGGATGCATACTCCTCAGCCTCATCATCTGAAACATCCTCTTCCTCTACAGGTTCTGATTCTGTTTCCTCAACGGGTGTTTCTTCTTCAGTTGCTGGTTGTGCATCATCTGCATCCAGTAAACTTAGAATGGCCTCTTGAGCCTCTACTACGCTTAGTGCTTCAGTTGTGGGTGCTGCCGTTGCCGGGGCACTATCCACTTTTGTTTCTGCGTTCATTTAAATCTCCGTTAGTCTGTTTCTATGTTCATGTATCTGCCCTTCTTCAAAGACTGATACTATATGATTGTATATTTTATCTACCACCTTAAGTTCTAACCACAGTTGCTCCCTATCAGTGGTTGCATGTGCTGTGGTATTCTCCCACTCCAACATTATCTGAGTTTTTAAACTCTCAAATGTCTCTATAAAGATTGGGTTCTTTAGTAGTATTTCTGCCTCCCTTACTCTATCCATAAT